CTGTTCACCATTAATGATCATTGATATGGATGATGAAGAATACCTAAGCTGAACAAGCATTGGCCTATACCACTCACCAACAAAGTGCTTAATGAAGTTATCGCCAACCTTAAAAGAAATAAATGGTCCACCAACATAAAGACCATCAGCACCCCTGATAGGACCAAATATCTTTTTGTCAACAATACTATCTGAGTTAGCCCTAATCCAAAACTCAACAGTATAGTCTTTATATTTTCCAGAATCATTCAAAAATCCTAGCGATGGCAAGATGAGTGATGGCTTGCTGCTTCCTACGCCCTGCATAGTAGTCACATTGTTGGTTCCATAGACCATAGGAAAGCCACTATTTTTAGCTTTGAGTGCATAATTCTCTACAAGATAGTACCCATCAAAATCCTGAAGACCATAAGATTGTACTGGAATTCCATATAGTCCAGACTCTCCAAAAATATCTTGTGGTATTGACACTAGCTCTTGCCCTAAAGAAGACGAATTAAATTCCTCAGACCACTGTCCTAATGATATACCATTCACTAAGAAAGTATAGTTTTCTGCGTCATCGCCCTCAAAGAACCTGGCACGAATAACAAGCCTAAGCATTGATGACTGTATTACTGGGGTAAAGGTTTCTGATACGAATATCCAGTTTTCGTATATTTCAGTAGAAAAAAACTTTAAGTTTTGTACAACAGCACCACTAACGCTATCGTAATACTCATAGCCTATATCAAAGCCAGAGATGTATGGGGTGTTAGAATATAGAAAAGCACCAGCATTTATTGTTGACAACTCTGTACTTAGATTGTCAAAAGAAACAATATCTGGACTAACGCATGTTACAGAAAATTCTCTTCCAGATGTGTCATCTACTGTTACCTTAGATACGTAGCTTGTAGAAAAAGGCTCATCAATAATTCCCTGTGCAATCTCTGCTGTTCCGTTTTCAATCTGCCAAGACTCCATATTTCTTTGAGCTTCAGAAACTAAGGATATATAGTCAGCAGAATCATCTAGTGGCCAAAGGGCAATGGGATGTTCAGAAAATACTTTTTCTGCGTAAAGATTAGATGGATTAGACATTATTCACCACCTATAGTTTACCACAGACTAAGCTAACAAATGCCAAAAGGCTGGTGACATATACTTTGTTCCGCCAGTAATTTCTCTAGATTCATGAAAGAATGGTGGTACTGATGGGAATATGACCAAACTACCAGCAGATGGCTTAATAACTACCCCCTGATCTGGAAAAGCAATTTCTCCACCAGAATAGTCGTCGTTAAGGTATAAAACAGCAGAGACATTCTCTGTAGTCGGATGTGGGGAAGAGTCTGTATGTGGGCCCATAGAAGCTCCAGTAAAATACTTACTTATGCTTATTGGCATCTGTGTTCCTAATTTTATTCCAACAGTATTTGCATAATCTTGACCATATTCTGAAAGAGTATCTTTCAATAGTGAAAAGATAAGCTTTATACTTTCAGCTGCTGAAATATAGGCATCTGGATTTGTAGTTTTTCTTTCACCAAATACATAAGAGCCATTGCTAGACGACCAGGAATGCCAGCTAGATATTAATGAGTCTTCAGACAAGTCATTGTTTGATAACTCAATAGCCTCTACCAGTCCCTTTGGGTCTTCAATTACGGACTCGTAATAAAATATTTTTTCTGCAAATACCACAGGCTTAGATAACATTTAAGATTTCCAGTGCTTTTTTTGCTCATCTTGCTTTGGTTGTTCAGCCATCTTTAACCTTGCAAGCTCTTCTAGGAATCCTTCTGGATAGTCTATATCTGCATAGTCCCACGACAAAAGCATCGTGTAACGCTCTCCAGACGTAACTTCTGTTACCGAGTGAACATTATCAATACCAACATCAAATACAATTACCGTTCCTGCCTTTGGTGCAATAGAAATATTATGATCTCTAAATGCCAGGTTTCCACCTTCATAGTTATCGTTAAGATATATGATTGTTACAAGTTTATTATCTTGCCAAGCATTTGGCGTTCCATCTAGTTCTGCATTGTCGGCATGGTCTCCTGCGTAAGCCCCTGGAAGCCATTTATGAGCACTTAATGTAAGATTTCTAACTGGCCTACTCATAACATCTTCAGCCATATTTTTTAAAGACTGTCTCAACTCTTCAAAGAAGTTTGGATTAAATAGCTCAATACCAAGCTGACTCTTAGGTCCATTTGGATCCATTACACGGGCATTAAAAAAGCAAGTTTCTTGCCATAAAGAATCTCCAGCGTCATAGTAATCTATAAGCTTCTGACATTCCTCACTTGATAAAAAGTTTGGAAACTCTACTATATCGTGTTTGTGAATAATCTTTTCCATAATTATTAGGCAAGCTTATTGCCCTTAGACCACTCCTCTTTTTGCTTAGCCTGTTGCTCTCTAACCCTCTTTGTTTCTTCTTCCCACCAGTTCTTCTTTTCTTCAGAATATTCTGCGTCAGCAAAGTCCCAGAAAGATACCATGGTATATCTAGTTCCAGAGGTAATCTCTGTAACTCCATGGATATTCTCTACCCCACCAGGGAAAGTAATTAGTGCATATGGAGTTGGCTTGAACGAGATGTCGTGATCTGGGAAATAAAGATCTCCGCCTTCATAATCTCCATTTAGATATAGGATTGCAACATACTTGTTAATTTCAAATGCGTTAGGCTCTCCGTGGTTATCAGAATTATCAGAGTGTGGGTTAGCAAATCCACCAATATCCCACTTCTGAGCATGAGAGGTGTTTGCCTTAACCTCTCTACCAAATACGGATTCTACATGAGACTTAAACTGCTCACGCAAGTTATCGAAAAAGTCTCCAGGTAAGTTATGATCTGCAAGCATTGGGTCGTTTGGCTGCAATCCCATTCCAGAAGAACCGTAGAAAGCAATATCTCCCCACATCTCAGCCTTGGCCTCAAAGTAGTTGATCATATTTTTTGCATCTTCTGGACTTACAAAGTTTGGGATCTCTACTATTCTATTATCCTTAATTCCAAGAATGCTATTCTCTATTGGCTCATCCTTGTAATATATAAAACTATCTTTATTAACAATATTAGACATTGTCTACCTCCGAATTATTGTGAGCAGTAATAGTCCAGAAGAATGGGCAGGTATACCTAATTCCAGACTCTATTGTCGTTATACCATGAATATAGTTCATATCTCCAGGGAAGAAGTAAGCAGCTCCACGCTTTGGCTTAAACTGAATTCCCTGGTTTGGAAAGTATAGCTCTCCGCCTTCATAGTCATCATTTAGATAGATAATTGTAGCAATATCGTACCAAGGAAAATCATTAGGCTTTCCTGCATTCTCTCCCTCATGCAATTCTTTATCTGCGTGAGGCATCTGTAAATTGCCTGGAAGCCAGCGGACAAGTGCTGGGGATGTTGGAGAAGCACTTACATTAAAGAACTTATCAATCTCAACCTTCAATCTTTTAACGATTGATCTAATCATTTGTACTGTTTCAGGGCTTGTCTGATTAATTGTTGGATAAGTTGCTACACGACCATCCCAATATCCAGAATCATAGATTACAGTTCCGTCTTCATTGTAGTGTGTTTGAGTAACATCCCAAGTTTCATTATTGCGAATAAATCCATTTAATGCCTGGAGCTCTTCTTCCGTTAAAAAGTTTTCAAGAGTTCCTATCATCTCTGGGCCATTTCCAAAGAATCCAGATGGCGTTATTGATACGGGGTTGTCGTTGTAATTATTAGTATATTGATTTTCCATAAACCAATTATAGCACGTTACTCGTACTTACGTCTTTCCCAAACGTCACGCTGATAGATCCCACCGCTTGGTTTTCTATACTTAAAAGTATTTGCCATATTTTTTGTATAAAGATCTGCTGGATTTTCTATTACTATTTCTGACTTCCAGTCTTCACGCTTAAATGGAACTATTTGTGCATAAGGAGTTCCTGCTGGAACAATACCAGTAAAACCCTTGGCTATAAAGAATGGCATGGTTCCTGGTAAATGAACCTTATCATTATCAATGATTCCACTAGTAGTTAAGAATGGTAGGTCAAATCTATTAAATGGTTGTGAATATAATGCACTATATCCAGATGGCAATTCAACTGCCCAGTCTGCCCACCAGGCAAAGTGATTTTCATAGTACCCCCAAGGAACCTCAAACTGTGGCATTGGATCCCTGTCCTGAACAAAATCCTTGTACTGATCATCTAAAATTTTTATCGAGATTACTCCAGAATCATTAAGATAAAATTCAATATCGCATGGAGTCCTATAGACATATCCAGTCGTCATAATATCATAAAGTGCAGGGCAAGCTTTCCATGTAACAACTCTGCCACCATCTTGTCCTATCCAAGGCTCACCATCTGGTCTCATGGCATACCTGTCAGCATCCTTATACCATACTGGAATAGACTTGCTAGTAGGGGTTGGTCTTGATTTGCTATCTGGTGTTAGCCAGGATCTATTTGAAATAAACTTAATAGACTTAGCCATTTGTAACCTTCATAATAATCTTCTTAGCTTCGTGCTCACCAACGGAATCTCCATTGTGATCAACTGCATCACGATAGTAGTGTGTCCAATCTCCTACTGAATTTTTTGCTTCAGAAGCTTTTGCCCTATCGCTCATTCTTTTTGACCATTCAGGTGATTTCCACAATTCTGGAACTCCATCTATAATATTTAGGCTATAGGACTGCACATCTTTTAGAGATATTGGTAGAACTGCAGCTATTGGAGTATTTGCTGGAATCGTTATAACCTCATTTGGTTTATTTACTATCCAGGCTACTGGAAAATCATTCTCTAAAACTGATGTGCTCAATAGTGTTGTGAAGCACTGTGTGCCCTCTATAAACTGATTTGGGACTGGCATTGTTAGAAGTGATACATTTTTCTTAGATGAAAAGTATATTCCAGTGTTAAAGCTTATAGTTCTATTACCTCTATTTGGATGAACATATTTTTCTCCAGATAGTATTGATACGTGTCCAGCAGTTGAATCATTTATTCCGTCCCAAATAAAAGATATGTCTTCTGGAAACGATATATACCAACCTAAACGATTTGCTAAAGAAACTGGAAAACATTGATATGCGTGTCTATCAAAGGTTAGATCCATCCAATCCCTCTTAAGTGGTAGCTGATCTATATTTGCAGAATTGCTACCTAGTCGATAGACAGCTATATCTTTCACTAATTACCCGTTTCCGTATAAAATTCTGGCTTGTGGTATTTGTCGGAATAATCAAGCATTGT